GGTTAAGGAAGCATTTACTAGATAATCAGGTAGATACAAGTAATAATTGGGCAGCATTGATTGTAGATACGATTAATTATAATGTTCAAGATGAAGAAAATGAAGAAGAAACTAATCTACATATAGCAGAATATGAAATTACTATACAACATTTTAACCATTTTACATAGGAGTAAATAATGGCGAAATATAAAGCAAAAGCAGGATTTAAAGATTTAGAAAATAAGTTTTTTGGTATTCATAAGATAAATAATTTATTAAAAGGTGGTTCAATAGATATAACTGATTTTGATTCTTTGCCTGAATCAGTACAAAATGAATTAGAATCATTAGAAGCCAAACAAAAAAAGAAACCAAAAGTAAAGAAAAAAGGAGTTAAATAATGGCACAAGCGACTAACTATTTTCCAAGCCAGAATGTTTCGGTTTGGTTTGAAAAAGAAACGAAAGTAGGCAGAAGTCAAGATGATACTGTTGATAATGCAGGGTTGAAAAAATTACAATGTACTGCTTTCACTATTCCAGAAGGATCTGTTCCTGTTGAATATTCAACACAAAGAGCAGGTCAATTTGTAACAACTGCAAGTCAAGGACACCACGCAGAAGGAACAAAAATGTGGACTTTTGACACTACATTAAGGGGTACTTCTGTATCAGTTTTATTAGCAACAGAAGCAATATTTGAAGATGCTTCAAGTGAAGCAGCATTAAATAATGATTATAGTTTCCCAACAGCAGCATATCAACATGATTCAACATCATCTCCTGCTACATTCAATATAAGATTTATTGATGCAGGTGCAGATGCAACATTACACAATGTAGTTTGCAGAGGTTGTGTAGGTACAGGATTCACTTTAACAGAAGATATTGGTAGTGAGGGTGGAGAACTTGTTTGCACAATCAGTTGGGCAACTGCTTATAGACCTGATAATACTTCTGCACAAGCAGATGATGATATTACTTCTGCTGGATATGATACAGAAACACCAAAAAATATCAGAAGTTTAGCATCTGGATCAACAGGTATTAATGGTGGTACATTAGAGGAATTAGTGATACAATCATGGGAATTATCAGTAACCAGAACATTAGAAAGAATACATTATGCAGATAATACAAGTGGTGGATTTGAGCCATTTGGTTATGCAATGACAGGTGGATTTGAAGTTACAGGTTCTATTACTGCAATCAGGAATGATGATGTTCACGACTTAATTGCTAAATTTTATGATTCTAATACAGTAGATATTAATATAGCAGAAAGTAGTAATTTTGCAATAGCATTAGACAAGTGTTTGATTAATGAACCAACCATTGATAGTGGTGGAGCAGTATTAACTGAAACAATACCATTCACAGTAGTAGGTGCAGATGATATAAGTTCAACTACTAAAATGTTAGGTATAACAATAGCATAACAAAGATAAGGATAAATCTATGTCAGTAAAAGTAAAAGCAAAAGAGAACCAAGATTTCAAGACATTTCAAATAGAGATACCTGAAATAACTTGGAAAAAAAGATGTGAATTAAATGATTTGATGATTGATAGTTCTAATAATGGCAATACTCCAAATTTTACATTCTGGGGTGATATATGTCTAAAATTCACAAATCTGAAAGAGGAAGATTTAAATAATCATTCAACTGATGAGATCATAGCAATAGCAAATACAGTATTTGAAGTTGCTAATTCAAAAAAAAAATAGCAGAAATCCTGTTAAGGATTAATGTTTGGATTAGTTGTAATGGAATAGAGAGAAATGCTTATACTGATGTAGAGTTCCCTTATTCTGCTATGTCATTATCTAAAAATCAATATGTTGAATATTGTGATTTAGAAGATGTATATGAAGAATTAATAGCATTGTATGACAATGCGTTGGAAAAAGGATTTGATTTGGGAAATGCACTATATACACAAGCACCATTCTTTGTAGATTATTTTTTATTATTATGTGAAGAATCACAGAAATTGATAAAAGATTATTTATTCTGCAAAACTTTTAATTGTCCTCCATATAAATCCCTTGAAGAAACATCAGATGAATTGAAAAATAACTTCTTAATTATTGATGGTGAATATAATAAAGTGAAAACTGAAAATCAAAAAACAAAAATGGAAGAAAACAAATAATGGCAGGAAATACTTGGTTTATTAATGTAAAGTCAAAAGGCATTAAAAAAACAAATAGAGATGTTAAGAAACTCAAAGGCAATATGGGTGGACTTAACAAAACTGTTAGAAATCTTGCAATAGGATTTGGTGCTTTATATTTAGGAAAATCATTATTAGGTGCTGCAAAAGGTGCTATTGAAACAGCAGGACAATTTGAATCATTAAGAATAAGATTGAACAATATGTATGGTTCTGTTCAAAGAGGTGGACAAGCATTTGATGAATTTAATAAGATAGCAGCAACAACCCCATTTCAACTTAAAAATGTAGTAGAAGCAGGTGCATCATTAAAAGCATTTGGTGTAGATGCTGAAAACATGATCAAACCTGTATCAGATTTAGCAGCATTTATGGGTGTAGATGTTGTGGAAGCAGCACAAGCAATGGGTAGAGCATTTGCAGGTGGTGCTGGTGCAGCAGATGTATTAAGAGATAGGGGTATTTTACAATTAATAAAAGATTCGCAAGGAATAAAAGATTTATCAAAATTGACAATCCCAGAGTTCAGAGATGTTATGGTGAAAGCACTTTCAGATCCATCAACAGGTATTGTAGGTGCAACAGATAAATTAGCAAAAAGTTGGGAAGGTACAATATCTAATTTTAAAGATGGAGTAGATAGATTAAAGGCAGCAATAGGTACTGCATTAATAGCAAAATTAAAGCCACTTGTAGAAAAAGTTAATGCTACATTATCAAAGATGGGTGAAATAGGGTGGGATAATATAGCACAGGCATTTGCACAGGAATGGAAAAAAATATTCAAATTATCAGCAGACATTGCTGTTTTAGGTGGTGGTGCTATTGGAAAATCAATTTTGCTTGGTTCAAGAAATGCTTTAATTGCAGGTTGGGCAGAAGGCGTTGGGGGTACACTTGTTAAATTGTTTGGTCATAAAACCCATATAGATGCTATTGACAATTTCTTCATAGATTTGTTCGGAGGAACAGGTGAAAGAAAATATCAAACATTCATAAGAGAATCAAATGAACAAATTGTAGATGAACTTTTTGATGCTATTGACAAGATTCTTCCAAAGATGGGATTAATTGCTGATGTTATTATTGCAGAAGCAGAGAAAATAAAAGAAGAAACATCAGGTATTATGGACGATGTGCTTTTTACTGCACAAGATCCTAATTTGTTTGGAATGCCAGAGGGTTATTGGGGAGAACAATTAGAACAATTCAAATCCATTAAAGAAGCAGAACAGAAAATCTATATGGACAGTTTGAAAAGCCAAACAGATGCGTTCAAAGCAGCAGGGGTTTCAGATGCAGATGTAGCAGAATGGGTAGCAGAACAGAAAAAGAAATATCGCAAAAAAGATGCAGATGACCAACTGAAACAAGCAGGTCAATTGGCAGGATCATTAGCAGCATTAAATAAATCAGCAAAGGGTTCAGCAAAAGTAACAGCAAGATTACAACAAACAGAAGCAATAATAAATACTTATGCAGCAGCGAATAAAGCACTTGCCACATATCCACCTCCTTTTAGTTATGTAGCAGCAGCAGCAACAGTAGCAGCAGGATTAGCAAATGTAATTGCTATATCACAAGGAATTAATGATTTTGCAACAGGTGGTAGTTTTGTTACAGGTGGAGAACAGATAATAAGAGTAGGAGATAATCCAAGTGGTAGAGAAATTGTTAATGTTACTCCATTAGATGCAGCAGGTGAACCTACAAATTCAGCAGGTGGAGTTAATGTAACATTCACAGGCAATGTAATGAGTGAACAATTTATAGAGGAACAAGCAATTCCACAGATAAAAGAAGCAATCAGGCGTGGTGCAGATATAGGGATTGGATAATGTTTATATCAGAAGCATTTAAGCAGGATACATT